AGCTTCTGCTTGATCTTTTAAAAATTTAGCGTAAGTTTCTGCTTCTTTCTTTTCATCAAGAGACTTTTCTTCAGCAGCAGCAGCAGAACCTAAAGCAATACCTTTACCCATTTCTCCTGTAGATACCATGCCTTTACCAAGGTTACGTACAAATCTAATAAAATCAGGACTTTGAGTGAATTGAGAAAAATTAGTTTCAGGTGCGTTACTGCGGGAGTAAGCGGATGGCGAGCTGGGCGTTTTACCTTTTTGTCCTGTTTTTTCTAAAGGTGTACCACCCTCTTTGATAGATTTTACAATTCTTGTACTAATTTCATCTCCAGGCGAAACTTCTCTGCTGTCTCCAGTAGGACCAGAAATAAAATCATCTTCTTTTAAAGGTTCTTCTACCCAATTTTTATATTCATCACTATTTTTATAATCATTTAAATCTTCTTGGCTTGAAAAACCAACTCTACCTTCGGGACCCTCCTCTAAAATAAATTCAGGTTCGCCAGTTTCAGGTTTAATTATTGGTCCTTCTGCGCCTTTTGCGCCAAGTTTTTCTAATTCATTTTCAATTGAACTGCTACCTGCTGCTGCTACTACAATATTATCTATAGTTTCAGGACTGAATCCACCCCTTGCTTGATACCCCTCTTCAAATTCTCCTTCAAAAAAATCTCTGGTTGTATCTCCCAATTTTTTTCCGCCAAAAAAATCAACTACACTTGGAACGGTTCTTTCTAATCCTTCTCTTCCTACGTCTACTGCTCCTTTTATAAAAGAAGTTATTCCGCTACCAAAGTCTTCTGGGCCAAATGCTTTACCTCTTCTTTCATCAAGTGTTCCTCCGCTTAAACCACCCATCATCCTAAAAATACCTGGCTCATCCTCTGTAATAAATTCTTTTAAAGCTTTATCTACGTTAGCTCCTGTTTCTATATCAGGTGAATTAAATATACGATAAATATGCAAACCAACTCCTTTACCATCCTTTATATCTTGTATGCCTTGAGAGAAATCTACAATTCTTCCGTCACTTAAACGTATTTCGTTTGGACCTAAAGTTTCAACTTTTGTTGGTAAATTATTTTCAGGGGTATCTCCAAATCCTTCTTCGTTTAGTAAAGAATCTATATCAATATTTGTGTTTATGGGTGGGAGTTCTGCTGGATTTAAACTTTGACCACTTTGTGTATAAGTGCCAAGTCTTGGTTCTAAAGTTAAATCAACAGGCGGCAGTCTTTCAGGTGAGATTTCTGGTATTATATTATAAGGACCTTCTCCTAATCCGCCGTCTCCTCCTAATTCTGGAAACTGAACTGAATCAATTTCAGCATCTTCTTTCATGGAACCGCCAATTTGTTGGGCTATGCGCTCAATAGTTAACATCCCTAAATCTTTTGGCATTTCCATGCCTCTAAGAGCGTAATCTTCTTGTAAACGTTCAAATATTTCAATGGGAGACAAGCCATTTGCAGAGTAATTCGCTATCTGAGCCGTTACGTCAACAAGTGGAGCGTTTTGTACGATGTCTCCATCAGCAAACATTCTTCTTTGTAATATGTTCATTTAACTGTATCCACCACCTGTAGTTGCAGGATTATTTGACGTGTTGGGGTCTTGTTGAGGGTATGGATTTTGACCTTGTTTATTATTGCCAGCAAAACTTGCATACGTATTAAAGAACGTACCCAGTCCCATAGTCAATGGATCTGCTGGTATGCCGTAAGTGTTATCAATTTGAGTCCCTCCACTCTGGTACTGTGGTAAGAATCCTTTTACGTAACTCGCCGCTTGCATCGGTGCAAAACGATTTAGGTCATCAGCAGCGTATCTTGAGTCTATACCTGCTTGTTTCATTCCTCTTGACGCATCATCGTATTGCATCAATTCACTTCTTTCACCTTGTCCGAGACGTTGATATTCTTGTCCAAGATCTCCATACGCTCTACCGTACCCTGCAATATCTTGTCCTATTCCTCCGATGTCTCCTGAAATTCCTCGTATGTCACCTGCAATGTTCCTTGCTAAATTACCACGTTGCCCGCCTATTCCAAGAAGGTCACTTGAATATCCTCTTCTGGCACCTAACATGCTTTGTCCTAAACCAGACTCAAATGATCCAGCTCTTTCTAAAGCACCTCTACCGTACTGAGATTCTCCAATCGCTCTTTGTTGAGCCGTATCAAACCCACCAGAACGTATACCTGCTAAAGCTTCTCCTACGCCCCTACCAAGTGCTGCCCTTCTTTCATCAGCCGAAAGTCTGGCTCTAGAACCAAAAGCAGATTCTCCGCCACTACCTATGTTTTGCGCTCGCGCTGATATATCATTTATCTCACCTTGTTTGAACGCATCATCCAAAGTTTGTTGTACTACTTGTTCTTCAAAAGGATTATAAAAAGCTTGGGTAGAACGAGGATCAAATCCTTGTAGAGACGCTCTTTGAAAATCTCTAGCAGATGGCCCTTGTCTTCCGTAACTGCTTGTTAGGTCTTGCATTCCACCTTGTAACTGTCTTTCAGCTTGAGAAAAATACGGTTGTTGTATTTGACCAGAACGACGAGTAGCACCTAAAGCTTCATTTATTAAACCCCTTCTTTGACCAGTGGTACCCATGCCCTGAGACAAAGCATTTTCGTAAGCACCTAAATATGGCTTGTATCCACCTATACCAGAATAAGCTCCTTCCATCGCTCTGTTAGCAAAGGGAGAAAAACCCGCTACCCCTTTTGCTTGAAAAGGTCTTCTGTAAGCTCTATTTGCCGCTGTAGTAGCTTGAGATATTATTCCTGGAGTGTCAGGCGAACCAAAATAAGCCTCCCTTACAAATGGATCTGATAAAGATTCTCGTCTTTTTATATCTTGTAAAACAGGATTAATTTGATTAGGTACTTCCGCCATTAGATTGCCTCAAATATGTTCATTACTTCACGTAAATTAGTTACACCTTTTTCTCTATCAGGATTGTTATTTTTAATTAACTCAATGCCTGTTTTTTTCTTTTTAACGTCGTAAGCACCAGCACCTTCAGTTGCTGCGGCTGTAAATACAAACTCACCATCGCTTAACATCGCTGGTATATCATCTGAAGTGCCCGTTCCAGGTCCTTCTGATTCACCACCGTCACGCATATCTATTTCAGCTACTCCGCCCTTTGCGTAGTACATTCTGTTATCTATTGGACCGCCCTCTGCAACGGACAATACAGCAGGCTTTGGTGCTAATCCAAACTCGCCTCGAGTACCGCCCGTTCCTAAGTCAGATGCCAATTGATATCTCCCTAATTGATCCATACTTACTTGAGGAGTATTGGCAAGACCGCCTTCTCTTCTTTTGTAATCGTCGTAAACCACTTTACCTAACATACCCATTCCAGCCATTCCAGCCAAACCGCCCAAACCGCCGCCGCCGCCAAATAATCCAGACCCTGTCTGTTGACCGCCAGTTAAGCCTAAATTAGCAAATAACCCTTTTTTATCTTGTCCTGGAAAAATGTATTCTCCAATTGCTCCCATTCCCCCCCCTGACCCTGGGATATTAATTTTTTGTCCTATTTGTAAAGATGTTGGATTTGCAAAAACGCTAGCCAAATCGGGATTGGCTGCTTTTAATTGTTCTAAAGTCATTCCGTTCTTAGCAGCTATTTGGCTTAAGGTATCTCCAGATACTGTTTCAACAGTTCCTCCGCCCATTCCTCCGCCAAACAAACTACCTAGACCGCCTCTTATACTTGGACCTATAGTTCCTCCAAACATTCCTGTAGCACCTGCTGCGGGATTAAAGAAACCACCCAGACCGCCTGACAAAGCGCCACCAACAGTTGAAAGACCGCTTGATAAAGCACCTCCGATACCAGGTATTTTACTAACTAAACTTGTTATTCCTCCGCCTAGTCCACCTAACATTCCACCTAAAACGGTTCCAACTCCAGGTATAAATGGAAGGATAGGAGCTACTACTTTGGCTACTTTTACTACTGACTTGAACGTTTTCTTTAACCAACCAAACTCAGGTAATCCTGTTATTGGGTTGATGGACATGCCTTCGCCTACCGTATAGTTTTCGGGTGATAGTCCTGCTGCCGTCATTTCTTGTTGCAAACGTTGTCTGGTTTCAGGCGTTATAACGGGCGGTACAACCATTTCGCCTGGAGCGACGTGAGCCATATACCTGTCTTCATCTCTTCCCAGAGAGGCTAATCCTTGTCGATTTGGGTCTATTCTATTCATCATATCTCTATTCTACCTATATTTCGCGTTCAGTTGTAAGCCAAAACACCAATAAATAACGATTTCCTGATTGAACAGGCAAACCTCGGTGCATGTGGGTATAGCTTGGAAAAATAAGAGCGTTGCCTTTTGGTAAAGGTTTTACAACGCCTCGGTTCAAAAATTCAGTTCCGCCACCCACGTAATCGCCTGTATTTAAAGGGACTACCATACTTATATCAGCACTCGCATCGTGATGCCAAGCGCCTTGTTTTTTATCTTTTAAGTTGTAATTGGCTATCTGTATGCCACCTCCCGTTACGTGGCGATTCCAAAGTGTGAGAAAAATAGGGTTAGCAACGGAAAATACAACGTCCATCAAAGATGCATACAAGTCAGGTACCATTTCATTTAATACTATTTCTGGTATCTGTCTTAACTCGTCTTCGTTTGGATTAGGAGAAAATGAAAAATGTTTTTGCATATTCTCAATTTCATCTATCATCAATTTGCAAAATACGTCTGAAAACAACGGTACGTTATAAACGTCTTTAACGGGTTCTTCTATTATAAGTTTGAGTGATAACTCTTTTGGATCCTCAACGCCTTCACTTTTATAAAAATCTATTAAGTCAGGCAAAGAAGATTTAGCTAATTTTAAAGTTTCGTCTTCAATAAACCAATCAGCAGGATTGGCTAATAGAAGATTTTTAAGCGTGTAAGAAGGTGCAGGCTGATGAAGCTTTGTTACGTTGTTAAAATTATTTTGTTCTGCCTGCATATTACTATGAGTACCAATTTTCTATGTCCCATCCTGAGACAGAACTAGTTAAACTTATGGTAATATCTCCATTTGTTTTTACCGAAACAGAGCCTACCGATGCTTGCAGTTCGTACCCCTGTGGATTAACTGGGGTATGTAGCTGTATCCATCTAGTGCCAGTATATATCTGCAACACACCAATGGATGTATTCCATATTACATCACCAATTGAGAAAGCCAAAGTGTTGATTTTTTCATCGTTGTATTGGGGTGTTGAATCAGGATCAAATGCACCTAAGTTTATTTCTAATATTCTAACCAGTCGGTTGTATATATCTCTTTTGACAAAATCATTAGATTCAATAGGAAGTCTAGTTTCTAATAATTTGCTCATCTTCTGCCGTCAGTTTTGACGTCTAATCTAGTGGCTCCCACTCTCCATCCCAAAGACAAATTGCCGTCATTTTCTTGATCGTCGTTCGATTCTATTCTAACCACCGCTTGTCTTCCTCTAGCTCTTATATTGGCTTTAGTTGTACCAGAGCTAATTTCTGATGTCGCTTTAGTGGTTAAAGACTCTCCTGGATAGTTACGCATTTTGGTAACAATATTAATGGAACCTGAGTTTTCATCTTGTAAAAAACGTATGTCAGGTATGATTGAAGATATAGAAGAAAATTGATTTCCTTCTCCTATATCAAAATCACTGGACTCTATAAAAACGTCGGTCATCGCGCTACCGTCATCGTTGTAACCAATTTCATGTTGGTAGGCGTAACCATCTTTAGTGGCTTGTGGATAATTTTGCACTCCTGAATCTAACCAAGCGTGTCTTTCTAAATTACCGTAATACCAAACTTGTTCTTGCGTGTTATAAATAACGTAACGATCTATTTCAGTTGATGAACTGGAAGGGTAAAACCAACCTATTTCATTATTTTCACTGTTGCTAAAACCATGTATTTTATAAGCCTGTCCAACGTTAAAGTCTGAAAAAACATAATGCGAAACAGAACAAGGTAATTTTTGAACGCTACCGTTATATTGATAAAAACTTCCGTAACTCATAAAATAAATACCAGAATCTCCAGAAATGGCTGCTTTAGGTCCAATCAGTCCAGTTGCTTCGTTTATTAAATTAACAGCAAAAGTAAAAGGCGGCCCTACAAATTGCATGCTGTATACCGATGTGTCAGTAAATACAATTATTTCTTGTCTTGATTTAACAGCTCCTACTATTTTAGAACCACTTGATAACCTCAAAGATCCAGCCGTATTAGTAATTAATGGTTCAAACTCCAATGCGTTTTCTTGGTCACTAAAAGAAATTAACATCGGATCAATAACTGATGATCTGGAACTTCCAGATATAGGATCAGCTCCCAATATTATTAAATGCCTATCCACTTCAGAAGTGATTACTTGTAGACCTAGCGTTGGTACTAAATTGGCTCCACTTATATCAGATAAAACAACTGCTCTTGTACTGGTTCCATCGTTTTGTACCCATTTGTAGATACCACCACCACGCGGATTAATCATTAAATCTTCACCAAAATTATCATGTGTCCAGAGTCTTAACTGACCAGAAGAGCTAATTGCACTTGTTGATCCAAAAGTACCTGCTCCCCAAGTTCCTGATCCATACCCAGCAGAAGGAACGTAAGCATCTAGACCTACATTTATTTGATAAACTCCATCTACGCCAGACCCGCCGTTTCCAGTATCACTGCCATTAGCTGTAACCGTATCTCCTGATGTATCTTTTGCAGTTATGGTGTAAGTGTTTACCGTCAAAACCCCAAGAACTTGATATTCTTGATTTAAAACTGCTGCGGTTACTACACCACCTAAAGTTGCTGCTCCAGAAATAGTAACAAAGTCATTTGCTACGGCTCCATGACTGGAATCGGTAACTGTTATTGTAGAAGATCCACTGGTTGCTGCAAAAGTAATGCCGTTAGTTGTTGTTGCTCTTACTGGTGTTATATCGTTATAAACGTTTCCTTCTTTAATGTAATATTTCCAAGTGGTGCCTAAACCTAAATAAATATTACTACCAAGGCTCATCCAGTTATGCAAGGCTCTTCCCGTACCTAAAAATGTATTATCTGTTAATTTTTCCCAGCCACTCATTTTTTCAACGTGACCATTTCTAAAACGAATTAAATTTCCGTCAAACCATCCCCCCTCATTGTCGTAAGCCGTTCCGTCACGGTTAATACCAGGTTTTAAAATTAATTTGGTGTATGCCATTTATGTGTTTCCCCATTCTTTGCTTTCAAACATTAACGCTTCTGCTGCTCTGCGTTTAACCAAACCACCTAAAACTACCCCGTTAGCTTTGTTCCATCTTTTAATCTGTTCTGGAACTTCATCGTACTTGCCTTCGTTTAAAACTTTTAGCATGGTTGATTCTTTAAGGTTTGTTGGGCCAAGGTTGTAAACCCATGCGGTTAGGGCGTCAAATTGATTTTGATTTAAAGAAACATCAACCATATCGTCTATATATTTAGTGTATTCTATAAGCTCACCAGCTAACATTTCATTAGCTTCTTGTTGTGTAATTTCCATATCTTCTGTGACACCTTTAGTAACTCCATATCCAATGGTTAGCACATTAGCTGGACAGCGATAAGCCTTTAATTCACATCCTTCATAATGTTTAATTAAAGCCAAACCTTCTTTAGATATATTCATGGTTTTATTCGCCCCACGTTCCGTCTTCTGTGATTTTTCCTGTCTTTGTTCCGCCCCAGTACTCAACTGCGTGTTTTTCTTTAATGAGTTTGGCGCAAATATCTTCACCATCTTCCGTATAAGGGATGCCAAGAATCCTTCCATATTTACCTTTACCTAATGATTTAATTTTAAATGAACCTACACAAAGCTCTTCTAAACGTTTTTTAGCCTTTAAACCCAATGCTTTTTCTTCTAAGTTTCTGGTTCTAGATTCTGGAGTGTCAATTCCAGCCAAACGAACTCTTTGTTTGTGCAGTTTGACATCAAAACCAAGGTCTAGAATGCAGTCCAGGGTATCTCCGTCTACTATTCTATCTAAGGTGGCGTTATAAACAAAAGCCTCTGGTGCGTCACTCATCTTTTTTCTCCTGTGGTTTGTCTAACTCTCTGTAATATTTGATTATAGAAAGTATGTCTTTAGTGTAACGAGTTATTTCAGCCATATCCATGCTCAAATTTTCATATTCTTTACTGGAAAGTGCGTAATATGCTTTTCTTGGAGCCTCACCCTTTTCAACCAAGTCTAAATACTCTTGCATCAGTTCTGGTGTAATTATTTCCCAATCTACTTTAGACAGGCTCATGGGATAGGGTAATGGCGGATGATAGAGAGGTGCGCGCTCTGCGATGCTTCTGACTTCTACAGGTTTAACCCCTTGCATTAAAGAGCAACTGGCCA